CCGCTCAAGGACGGTGACGACATGAAGCCGCGTGACCCTGTGTCTGAGAACATGGACGTCATCAATGGCAAGCCGGTTAAGGCGTTTATCTACCAAGACCACGAAGCCCACATAATGGTGCACATGAACGCGATGCAAGACCCCAAGGTCGCACAGCTTATGGGTCAGAACCCCAACGCGCAGGCTATGCAAGCTGCTATGCAGGCGCATATCGCTGAACACTTGGCCTTTGAGTATCGTCGTCAGGTCGAAGAACAGGCCGGTGTGCCGATGCCTCCACCCAACGCTGAGATGGATGAGAACACTGAGCTTGCCATTTCACGGCTTGCTGCCGCTGCCTCGTCGCAGTTGCTCCAGAAGAACCAAGCGGAAGCTCAACAGCAGCAGAACCAGCAGATGGCTCAGGACCCAATCGTCCAGATGCAGATGGCTGAGCTTGAGATTAAGAAGGGCGAACTCGAACTCAAGAAGCAGAAGCTACAAATTGACGCTGCTGAGAAGAACGACCGGCTCGAACTTGAGCAGATGCGTATCGAGTCGCAAGAAGAAATCGCTGGCCTCCAAGTTGGGGCCAAGATTGCAACGGACGAGGCCAACTTGTCCGCCAAGGAGCAGATGGAAGGACTTCGTATGGGCGTAGAAGTCGCTCGCGAACAGTTCCAAGCTGCAAGAACCCCTGTTTCTCCAACTCAGCAACCAGAGGAAATTGAATGAGGAATGATGTCCTAAAACACATCGCTGATAAAATCCAAGAAGAGATCACGGTCATGAGCGACGACCTCGCTCGTGGCGGTGCCAAGGATCATGGCGATTACAAATATGCCTGCGGGATCATCCGTGGGCTGATGATGGCAACCAGCGTCCTTGCGGATACGGCACAACGACTGGAGGACGACGATGACTGATCTCGTTGACCTGACTGGCCGTCCCATCCCTAAGGTGGGTGCAGCCCCTGAGCTTGCCTTTGAAGACCGCGCTAAGCAGCTTCCTGAGCCTTCTGGGTATCGCATCCTGTGCGCTATCCCTGAGATCGAGAAGACCACCGAGGGCGGCATCATCAAAGCCGAAATCACCATCCACCACGAAGAACTGCTCGCCACAGTGCTCTATGCCGCAAAGCTCGGCCCAGACTGCTATGCTGACGAGAAACGCTTCCCAAGCGGCCCTTGGTGCAAGGAAGGTGACTTCATTCTCGTGCGTCCGCATGCGGGCACGCGTATCGTAATTCATGGCCGTCAATTCCGTATTATCAATGATGATGCGGTTGAAGGCGTCGTGGAAGACCCTCGCGGGATTTCTCGCGGGTAAAAACGGGTAACCGTACAAAGGAGAAGTAATATGGCAGATGAGCCAAATGATGACGATTTCCAGTGGGAAGTCGAAGATGATACCCCTGTTTCTGAAGACAACAGCCCTGATATCGAGGTTGAAGACGATACTCCCGAGGCAGACCGTGGGCGTGAGCCTATGCCGAAGGAAGTTGTTGACGAGCTTGAGGCTGACGAACTCGAAGAATATTCTGATAAGGTAAAAACTCGCCTGAAGCAGATGAAGAAAGTCTGGCACGACGAGCGCCGTGAAAAAGAACGGTTGATGCGTGAGCAGACAGAAGCTCTCAACGCAGCGCAGCGCCTCCTTGAAGAAAACCGCCGGTTGAAATCTACCCTTTCTGAGGGCGAGCAAACACTGGTCGGAAGCTTCAAGCAGACCGCTGAGTACGAGCTTGCACAGGCCAAACGTGCGTATAAAGATGCTTACGAAGCAGGTGATACTGACCGGGTACTTGAGGCCCAAGAACAGTTGAACGCTGCCCAATATAAGCTTCAGCAGCTTGCTGGGTATAGACCTACTTTACAAGAAGAAGAATACGCGGTACAACCAACGCAACCGCAGGTGCAAATCCCGCAGCCAGACCAGAAAACAGTTGCGTGGCAAGAGCGCAATATGTGGTGGGGTACTGACCCGGAGATGACTGCATCGGCACTCGGGCTTCATCAGAAGCTTGAGAAAGAACGTGGTCCACAGTTTGTGGGCACCGACGAATATTGGGGCGCTATCGACACAACGATGCGTCGTCGTTTTCCGGAATATTTCGGAGACGAGTCCAAAGCGACCGAAGGCACTGCGAGAGCTTCACGGCAATCGAAGGCTGCCAATGTAGTCGCACCAGCTTCCCGAAGTACGTCCTCCAAAAAGATAGTACTTAAACAGTCCCAACTTAGTATCGCTAAGCGACTGGGCTTAACCCCCGAGCAATATGCTCGTGAATTTGCGAAGATGGAGCGTTAAAATGGCAGAAACTAGAATAGCACGTTTCTAGCCGATCCTAATAGCCGCTTTAAGGACAACATTGAAATGGGTGGGTTGCTGCTCTGTAAGATTCCTGAAGAGTTTATGGTTCAACGTAAGCGTTATTTCGCTGACAAGAACCGCGCTCAGATCGAATCCGTAGACAACAACTTCATGAGAGAGAACGACGCTCGTATGCCTCTCTTCCGCGAGAAGAAGTCATCGACGTCATTTGGTAGAGGCAAATAAGCTAGGAGCTTAGAAACATGGCATATCCTTCTGTTTCAGCCCCCTACGGGCTGATCCCGATCAATTTGATCGGTGGGCAGGTTTTTGCAGGTGCTACGCGTCAAATTCCTATTGCGACCAACTCTTCGACTGCCATTTTTTATGGTGACGTCGTAAAGCTGGCCGACACGGGTACTTTGGCAAAGGACACCGGCACAACTGCCGCCACGCCAGTCGGCGTGTTCCTTGGTTGCTCGTACACCGATCCGGTGTTCGGGAAAACCTTCCGTCAGTACTACCCCGGTACGACGAACATCACTGACGTCATGGCATACGTGCAAGACGATCCAGATGCTCTGTTCAAAGTAGCGGTCGTTAGTGGTCAGAACACCACGATCAGCTACGTGAACCGCACTTCGGTCGGTAACAACGCTGTTCTGGCTCAGAACACAGGTTCGACCATCACTGGCAACTCGCAGGTGGCAATCACTTCCGCGACTAACACCACTTCCACGTGGCCTATTCGCGTTATTGATGTTGTTCCTGAAACTGCATTGGCAGGTAACCCCGGTTCTTACACCGAAGTTATCGTCAAGTGGAATCAAGGCATGCACCAGTACCTCAACCCCACTGGCGTGTAAGGAGACTGACTAATGGCAATTTCACGCGCACAACTCCTTAAGGAGCTATTGCCCGGTCTGAACGCTTTGTTTGGTCTGGAATACGCACGCTACGGCGAAGAGCACAAAGAGATTTTCGAAACCGAAAGCTCTGAGCGTTCGTTCGAAGAAGAAACGAAGCTGTCGGGTTTCTCCGCTGCTCCGGTCAAGAACGAAGGTTCTGCTATCGCCTATGACAACGCGCAGGAAGTCTTCACTGCTCGCTACAACCACGAAACGATTGCCCTCGGGTTCTCGCTCACGGAAGAAGCGATTGAAGATAACTTGTACGACTCTTTGTCGTCGCGTTACACAAAGGCTTTGGCTCGGGCCATGGCGTACACCAAGCAGACTAAGGCTGCTGCAATCCTGAACAATGGCTTCGACACCGACTATGCCGGTGGCGACGGTCAACCACTGTTCTCGGCTTCGCACCCGCTCGTCTCTGGTGGCACCAACTCGAACATCCCAACCACTGCTGCTGATTTGAATGAAACGTCGCTTGAAGCGGCTGTAATTCAGATTGCTGCGTGGACGGATGAACGTGGCCTGCTCATCGCGGCTAAACCGCGTAAGCTGGTAGTTCCGCCAAGCCTGATGTTCGTTGCAACACGCCTCCTCGAAACCGAACTTCGCGTTTCGACGGCTGACAACGATATCAACGCGCTTAAGTCGAATGGCTCGATCCCAGAAGGTTACACTGTTAACCACTTCTTGACCGACACGGATGCGTGGTTCTTGACCACCGACGTGCCAAATGGCCTGAAGCACTTCGTTCGTACGCCTATGCAAAACAGCATGGACGGTGACTTTGATACGGGCAACGTCCGTTACAAGGCTCGCGAGCGTTACAGCTTCGGCTGGTCCGATCCACTCGGCATGTACGGTTCCGAAGGCGCTGCCTAAGGAAACAGGGGGAGGGGAAGTGGGAAACTGCTTCCCCTCTTTTCTTTTAGGTGATATACCTACGCATCTAGGTGATTAATTCGTACCGACTGCCCTAGCAGACATAGTAGAGACGGTACGTGCAAGTGCTACTACACGGAGATATTATCATGGGTACTACAACTTTTTCAGGTCCGGTTGTCTCGCAGAACGGCTTCATCGGTGACTTCACCGGTAACATCACAGGCACCGTTACGGGCACCGTTGTTCAGCCGGTTGCTGCTGTCACCGCCGCTGGTACTAACCTCGCAACCGCCGCTGCTCTTTCGAACGGTGTCAACGGCGTTGGCAGCGCTTCGGGTACCAATGGCGTGAAGCTTCCGACGGCTGTCGCTGGCACGACCATCACGGTTTACAACTTGGCTGAGACCAACGGCCTTATCGTCTATGCGAACACCAGCGACACCATCAACGGTGCGGCTTCGGTGACCATGGAAGGTTCGACTTGGCTTCAGTGCATTGCGCTCACGGACGCAATTTGGCTGACGACGATCTTTACTGCTAACGCCTGATCGGTAACCTCTAAGAAGGAGAAATCCGATGGCAATGCAAACTGACGTCAAATCCACCAAACCGCTTACGGCGACTGGTGTGTTCAAGACCCAAGCCAACGATGACATGGCTTTCCGCACCCGCATCAAGGGTATCTATTACACAAACGGTGTAAGTGCGGGTTCGGTCGTCATTACAGATGGCAACGGTGGCAGCACATTGTTGACGTTGAACACGCCTGCTGCGGCAAACGCTGATGCGGTCTACGTCCTTATACCGGATCAAGGTATCCTTGCAGAAAACGGTTTGTACGCTACAGTGACTAACACGGCGTCAACCGTCATTTTCTATGGGTGATATATGCAAGCACAAAAAGGTTACGATTTAGCCGGTAAGAGCATCTTCATTGCTCTGCCCGCCTATGACTTCAAGGTCTCCTTGAAGCTGGCGGTTTCGTTGGCTCGGTTCACTCAGGTGGCTGGCCAGCACGGCATTACGATACAGATTGGCAGCATCTGCGGATGTTCTGTCGTCTCTCGCGCTCGTAACCTGCTTGTTCAAGACATGCTGGAATCCACCTGCGACTATTTACTCTTCATCGACAGCGACATCAACTTTGAGCCGGAACACATCTTCCGTCTTATGGCTTGGGGTAGCGATCCGAAGAAGGGTATCGTCGCAGGTGTTCCACGCACACGTAGTGAAAACAAGGTCTACATCGCTGACCTTGACTATGACGAGAACCACGAACTGACCATGAACGGTATGGGTCTGGTACGTGGTAAGCGCGTTGCGACCGCTTTCATGCTGGTTCGCCGCGAAGTATTCGAGCAGATGGCTGCTGCTAACCCTGATTGGGTCTACAAGGATCAGCGCTCAGACCGCATGATCCCCTGCCTCTTTGATTTCAAACTCACCGAAGAGGGCTACATGGGCGAGGACTTCTTGTTCTGCGACCGTGCCCGTGAAATCGGTTTTGAGGTTTGGATCGACCCCAGCATTCAACTTGGACACATGGGCGTACAGGAATATGAAGGCTGCTTCGGCACCGACGTTCTTTATCCGATGCTCGCCCCAACACAGAAGGAAGCAGCATAATGGGTATCATGAAAAAACTTGGGAAAAGCGGGATGTTCGGTCTTGCTGGGCTTGCGGCAACCAATAAGGGTGCGGTTAACAAAATCGCTCGGAATGGCGGTTTGGGCCTTATAGGTATGGCGCTAGCTAAGAAGAAGGCAGCACAAGGTGCTGGCGGTATGCGCGGTCGTCCAGCGGTAGAAGATATTATGATGGCCGAACAAGTCCCCGCAGGTAGGGCTGCTCCTATTATGGCCGGAGATGTTGACGCCATGATGGGCCGTAGCGCTCAGAATGATATGTCTGGCATGAAAAAGGGCGGTAAGGTTAGCGCCGTTCAAGCCGTGCATAAGCACGAGCGCGCCAAAAGGGTGGCTCGACTGCCTCCAAGCGTGGCGATGGCTGCGCTACCAAGGGTAAGACGAAAGGGCGGTTCGTGTAATGCCAGCAGCAAAAGGCACCAAACAACTTGGTTTTGATACTAAGCGTAAACCTCTAACGAAGAAGCAGTATGACGCTCTCTCGCTGAAAGAGCGTTTGCGGATGTATGATGCTGCGGAAAAGAAAGAAGGCAGCGCCACAGGCCAAAGGTCTTCTGCTGGTTCACTACCTACGGATGTAGAAGAGCGCCTAACTAATAAGCCATATAGGTATACAGAGCGAGGACGTTTGGGTATTGGCCGCACCGAAAATGTATCGGAAAGCGATATTCGTAAGGGGCAAGCTCGTGCTGCTGAAATAAAACGCACTGCTAAGAGTGGGGCACCGCTTACACCTAAAATGGCTAAAGGTGGTAAGATTGACGGCTGCGCTATACGCGGCAAAACTCGTGGGAAGTTCGTCTGATGGCTAAGACACCCGCATGGCAACGCAAAGAAGGCAAAGCGAAGTCTGGCGGGCTGAACGCCAAGGGTCGTGCGTCCTATAACAAAGCCAATCCCGGTAAGCCGGGGTTGAAGGCTCCGCAACCTGAAGGCGGTCCGCGTAAGAAGTCATTCTGTGCCCGGATGTCAGGGATGAAGAAGAAACTTACAAGTAAGAAGACCGCGAATGATCCTAATAGCCGCATCAACAAGTCACTCCGGGCTTGGAAGTGCTGACATGGAGATGATGCTTTGGAACATTGCATTGAGCGCAGCGGTGGCTGTCATGGGCTTCTTGTTTAAGGGCAAGATCGACGAGTTGGACCGTCTTGGCATCCTACTCAACAAGACCCGTGAAGAAGTCGCCCGCGAGCATGTAACTCGTTCGGAGATGAACACACTGGTCGATAAGCTAGGAGACCGGTTTGATAAGGCGTTTGAACGTCTTGAGGCCAAGGTCGATGAGATGAGGAAGGTATAACGATGGCACGTACAATGAAAAAGTTCTCAGCCGGTGGCGCACAAGGTCGTTACGACCGTCGCATGGCGGACATCGAAAAAGACTTTAAAAAGGCTATGGCCCGTAAGACGGGTAAGGATGCCGAAGTAGCTGAAGCGAAGCGTCAGCAGCGTATCGCTGACGCCAAAGATGACCTTGCCAAGCGCACTGGTGCTGACCGCACTGCTACACGCGCTGCTGAGAGCGCAGCCGAGCGCAACCTCACGCTAACCCGTAAGTTTGGTGCGCCGAAGGCGGTAACCGCCGAAGCACCAGTATCTAAAGTCGTGGACAGCATGCCTGCGCTAACTGCGCCTAAGATGGATAGCTCCATCGGCAAGCCGCAGAGCTTTGCTGCTGCGTTTAAGGACGCTCGTTCGCGCCTAGGCGCAGGTAAGACTTTCACCTTTAACGGTAAGAGCTTCACCACAAACATCGCAGGCGAAGGTCGTAAGCCTACGTCGGGCGGTCCGAGCACAAATAAAGGTGCAACTACGCCGCCTGCGAGCACAAATAAAGGCGCAGGTACACCCGATGTAGACAAGCGGGCGGAGTTTCGTAGGCAAACAGCCGCAAAACAGGCGGAGCTTCGTCGGGAAGCCAATCGTGCGGCTATGCGCCGTAACACAGCCGGTAAAACGCAACTCGTTGGTCCTGCTGATAGTCAAGAAGCTCGTATACGTACAGCTCAAAAGACCATGGCGGCGGTGAAACCCGTTGACGACAAGGCGGCTAAATTGTCGCGCCTTAAGGTTGCGGCAGAAGCTCCCGGTGCGACTCAGTTTGCTAAGGACAGATATAAATATGCCGTATCGTCTGGTATGTACGCCAAGGGTGGCAAAGTTAAAAAGAAGGAAACTACTATGAAATACGCTAAGGGTGGCTCTACATCTCCACGACCAGTACCAAAAAAGCCAATGCCGAAAGAACCAATCACTGGTGGTGCAAACACCGTGCCGTTGACCCCTGAGCGTAAAGAGTTCCTCAAAGAACTGGCGAAGCGCAACGCTAAGCCGGGTATGGCTAAAGGTGGCAAAGCACCTAAGTTCGGCGCTGCAATGGTCAAGAAGTCTGCCGACACCAAGGGCCGTGCAATGGTCAAGAAGGCCGGTGGCGGCAAATGCTACGCTTCGGGTGGTCTCGTTGCTGGACACAAGTCGGCTGATGGTATTGCTAAGAAGGGCAAGACCAAGGGCAAGATGCCAACGATGAAAAAAGGCGGCTATTGCTAATGCGCGCTTGTCGGGGCATGGGGGCTATGAAGGCGTCCAAGATGCCGGGTAAGAAGACGATCAAACGGAAGGACAATCCTGATGATGTCTCGATGTACGCAAAAGGAGGGAAAGCGAAGCTTGACATCTCCAAAGCGATCAAAAAACCCGGCGCACTCCGTGCGCAGCTTGGCACTCCTGAGGGTAAGAAAATCCCAGCAGGAAAACTTGCTAAAGCCGCTAAGGCTCCCGGCAAGCTAGGCCAACGCGCACGGTTCGCGCAGATGCTGAAAGGCTTTAAGAAGAAGTAATGGCACGGTCGGACGAACCCAAATGGAAGCGCATCGTTGCCAGCGTAAAGGCTGGCACGAAGGGTGGAAACGCAGGTCAATGGTCCGCCCGTAAAGCCCAGCTTGCGACCCAGCGGTATAAGAAATCAGGCGGCAGCTACAGCGGCCCGAAGACGGAAGCGCAGAAATCCTTGTCCAAATGGACCAAAGAGGACTGGGGAACCAAGTCGGGCAAGCCATCCACGCAGGGGGCGAAAGCAACCGGCGAACGCTATCTACCGAAGAAAGCACGTCAGGCGCTGACATCTTCTGAATATGCTGCTACAACCAAGGCGAAACGTGCATTAAAGCGGGCAAGCAGTTCGTTAAGCAGCCGAAGGCCATAGCGAAGAAGACAAAGGGGTTCAGGTAATGTCTAAGGGCGGTTCACCAATGGGAAGCGGTGGCTTCGGTGGTCAGCAGGGCGGCTTCGGCGGCGGTTTCGGTGGACCGCAAGGTGGTTTCGGCGGTGGCTTTGGCGGTCAACAGGGCGGCTTCGGCGGTGGCTTCGGTATGCCCCAGCAACAGCAGGGTTACGGCGGCGGCGGCGGTGGATACCGGCCTTCACGCCAGCGCTTTAACCAGATGCCTCAACAGCAGATGGGTTATGGCGGCGGTTTCGGTGGCCAGATGCAAGGGTTCGGTATGCCCCAGCAACAGCAGGGTTTTGGTAACACCTTTGCACGTACGATGCCGCCCCAGCAGGGTTTTGGTGGTGGCTATGGTATGCCCCAGCGGCCTATGTACGGAGGTGACACTCCAATGGCTCCGCAACAGCGTGACCCAATGCGTCCAATGGTAAGTCAAATGGCACCGGAACAGACCCAACAATCAGCAACACCTGCACCTAGCACCGATATGAGGGCTATGATGGACCCTTTCCGGCAGCAAGCAAACCAGATGATGGCGGCTCAGAACGCTGCTCTCGCGTCTAGGGGTATGCCCACTTCAGATGCCTTAAATGTTGCTCAGCCCCCAAAGCAACAACCGCAGGCACAGACGAACCAACCTTCTGCGACCCCCAGCCAGTTATATGATGCGCTTCGGGGTATGGACCCTCGTGCGCTCCAACCAAATGTAAATCGCTTACCAACCCAACCACAAACGCCACCCAACCCGTATGCACAACAAGTACGTCAAGAAGACCCACGTATGCAGGCCATGCGGATGATGCAGCAGATGCGCTTTGGCGGTGGAGGATACAACTTCTAATGACCACATCGGGCACTACAGGATTTAACCTTAACCTTAACGAACTCGTTGAGGAAGCGTTCGAGCGTTGCGGTGCCGAGCTTCGGACGGGTTATGACCTGCGTACGGCGCGGCGTAGCCTCAACCTGCTTACCATTGAGTGGGCAAACCGGGGTATTAACCTGTGGACCATTGAGCAAGGCTCGATCCCCATGGTGCAGGGTCAAATTGTCTACGACCTCCCTGTTGATACCATCGACTTGCTTGACCATGTGATCCGCACGCAGACTGGCCAAGGCCAGACGGATATCAACATTACCCGTATCAGCATCGACACATACTCGACGATCCCGAACAAGAACCAGTCCAACTATTACACCTTCGTCTACTGGCGGCTTCGCCGTATTCAGGACGCTGGCAACGGTATCACGACGCAGGACATCCCGTTCCGCTTCTTGCCGTGTATGGTAGCAGGTCTAGCGTACCATCTGTCGAAGAAAATCCCCGGCGCGCTTGAGCGCAGCCAGATGCTCAAGATGGAATACGAAGAGTTGTGGCAGCAAGCTGCTGACGAGGACCGCGAGAAGGCGTCGTTGCGTATCGCACCGCGTCAGATGTTCTATTAAGGAGATAGCATGCCAAATAGGTTTGCCTCCGGTAAATGGGCTATTTCGCAGTGTGACCGCTGCGGATTCCGCTATAAGCTGAAGCAGCTTCGGCGTCTCGTCATCAAGACGAAGAACGTCAATATCCTCGTATGCCCGTCCTGCTGGGAACCAGATCAGCCACAGCTTCAGTTGGGGATGTACCCAGTTGATGATCCTCAGGCGCTGCGTAACCCGCGTCCGGATACGACATATTATCAAGGCGGCTTGACTGGTCTCCAAGAAGAAACACAGGGCGAAGTGCCCAGCGAGAACGTGCTGGCGTTCGGTACACCGTCAGGTGGTAGCCGTGTAATCCAGTGGGGGTGGAACCCTGTTGGCCTGAATGATCCTTTGGGTTTGTCCGGCCTTGTAAATGTGCTAATAGCACATGGTGACGTAGGCACCGTAACTGTTCAGACGGAGAATTAAAATGGCTAAAGGTGGCAAGACGAATAAGCAGATGTTGAATATGGGCCGTAATCTGGCGAAGATTGCGAACCAGAAGAGCGGCAGCAAGCCGAAGAAGGACATGGGAAAGGTCAATAAAAATGGCTGATTATAAACAACCTAAGGTCTACACACAGGCCGACCTCGGCAACAACGGCTATCCTAACAAGATTGCCAATACCCAGACGCAGAAGACCCGTGGTACGGGCGCGGCGACCAAGGGTACTGGGCACAGCAAGAAGATGGGCTAATGAACTACGCTACTCTGTTCGAGACGATTAAGGGTTACGTCGAAAACGACTTCCCCAACACCTCATGGACCGGCTCTGACGGCTCCAGCACGGTTACGTTGACATCCACCGAACAGATTAACACGTTCATCCAAGAGGCTGAGCAGCGTATTTTCAATACCGTCCAGTTGCTGGACCTCCGCAAAAACGTGACGGGTAACTGCACGTTGGGGAATAAATACCTGTCTGTACCTTCCGATTGGCTGGCTAACTTCTCAATCGCCGTGATCGACGGGGATGGGAACTACGAATATCTGTTGAACAAAGATGTGAACTTCATCCGGCAGGCGTATCCCAACCCCAGCGATCAGGGTCTCCCATATTGCTACGCCTATTTCGACGAGAACTCGTATATTCTTGGGCCTACACCCGATCAGAATTACAGCGTAGAGCTTCACTATTTCTACTACCCGCCTTCGATTGTGACTGCGGGGACGTCGTGGTTGGGCGATAACTTCGATAGCGTTTTGCTTTACGGCTCCTTGCTGGAAGCCTATACCTTTATGAAGGGCGAACAGGACATCATCGCGGGCTACCAGAAACGGTATGACGAAGCGATGGCGATACTTAAACAGCTTGGCGAAGGTAAAAACCGTCAGGACATGTATCGTTCTGGCCAAGTTCGATATCCGGTGAGGTAGTATGTTTAACGGTTTAAACGATGTCGGAAACGTGATGGTCATGACGACCGAAGGACGTGGCTTCACGCCTGAGGAAACTGCTGAGCGCGCTCTCGATAAAATCATCTACGTGGGTAGTCAGGCACACCCTGCTATTCGCGATCAGGCCGAAGCCTTTAAGGACAGCATCCGTCAGGTGCTCGTCCACTACATGCACGAGGCAGTGCGGTCTCATAACGTAACTCTGGTAAATAAATTCAAACAGGCGGGTCACCCAGAGTTGATCCCGATCCTCGACGCATAAGGAGGCCATAACGTGGCAATTACACAAGCAATGACTACGTCGTTTAAGGCCGAGCTTATGCTGGCTGTACACGATTTCCGGGCTACTGGTGGTGACACTTTCAAGCTCGCTCTTTACACTTCGTCCGCTTCGTTGGATGCGAACACCACGGCGTATACATCCAGCCAAGAAGTTTCGGCTTCGGGCACCAACTACACAACTGGTGGTGGTACGCTGACCAACCTTGGTGTTGTGACGTCGAACAACTCAGCTTCAACGGGCACGGGCTTCACGGACTTTTCCGACCTGACCTTCGCTAACGCGACGATCACGGCTCGCGGTGCGTTGATCTATAACAGCACGCCTTCGGCTAACTCGAACGCGAACACCACGCTGACGAACGCTGCTGTGGCTGTGCTGGATTTTGGCTCGGACAAGACCTCGACAGACGGTGATTTTACCATTATTTTCCCAACGGCAACCAATACCACCGCTATCATCCGTATTGCGTAAGGAAAACTAATGGCTTTCGTCCTCGCTGATCGCGTTAGGGATACCACTACTACAACTGGTACAGGTACGGTAACGCTCAGCGGGACCGCACCAACAGGGTACCAGACCTTTGGTGATGGTATCGGTAACGGCAACAATACCTATTACACGATCAACGCGGACTCTCAGTGGGAAGTTGGCATCGGTACCTACACGGCTTCCGGTACGACCCTATCACGTAACACGGTGTTGGCATCAAGCAATGGCGGTGCGCTTGTAGACTTTGCCTTAGGTATTAAAGACGTCTTCGTTACCTATCCAGCCGAGAAGGCGGTTACGGATGTTTACGGTACGGCGCTAGCTGCAACCACTACGGCTAATATCGCGGGCGGCGCTGCGGGTTCCATTCCTTACCAGACTGCGGCTAACACCACATCGCTGCTTGCAGCGGGCACAGGCGTCCTGATTGGTGGTGCAACTCCATCATATACGATGTCTCCGTCGCTGACGCAGGTTACTGTTGCTGGCAACCCATCTACGGACCTTCAAGTTGCCACCAAGCAGTATGTGGACACTCAAGTGTCCGCTGGCATCCACTACCACGCACCGGTAATGGTTGAAAGTCCAACCAATCTGAACGCGACGTACAACAATGGCACCGCTGGGGTTGGCGCTACACTGACAAATGCTGGAACGCAGGTTGAGTTGATTATTGACGGTATTTTCACGTCGCCGGGTGACCGCGTCTTGGTTTACCAACAGACCAACCCAATACAAAACGGTATCTATGTTGTTACAACGGTAGGTACAGTTTCTACAAACTGGGTGCTGACGCGTGCCAGCGACGCAGACACTTACATCAACGCTAGCGCAAACGGTCTGAGCGAAGGTTCAACCGTATTTGTCCAACTAGGCGCAACCGGCGCAGGCGAGACCTATACCTGCAACACGTCGGGTGTAATTACCTTTGGTACGACAGCAATTACGTTTGCTCAGATTTCATCGGCGCAGATTTATTCGGCTGGCACTGGCCTCACGCTAACCGGGACGACATTCAGCCTTACCGCACCTGTTGCGACCTCGTTGGGCGGCACGGGTCTCACCACATTTACCTCTGGCGGCGCAGTCTACGCGACGTCTGCAAGTGTGCTGGCCACAGGCACGCTACCTGCAACGGCAGGTGGTACAGGACAAAGCAGCTACACAACTGG